TTCGAGTTTTTTCCTAGCATCTCCAAGCTCACGACCCTTATTAGAAAGAGATTGTTCAGTAGAGTAACCTTTAATAAGATCACCAAAAGATACTTCAGCTTCTTTACCGTCAATTTTGACAGAAACTTTAGCATCTAAGTCCAAGTCTTCTTGAGAATAAATTTCAGGTTCTTGGGTAGCGGCTTGTGCAGCATCCTCAACCGGAGCTTCATTAACTTCAGTTTGTACTTCTTCTTCAACTTCTTCACTAACGGCTTCCTCAGATTCTTGGGTCTCTGAATCTGGTTCTTCCGGGTCTAACTCAGGCACCTGCTCTTCGGGTAGAGATTCCTCGTCATTCGGTATAAAATCCGAATTACGAACAATGTCAGCCAGCAGCTGATCTTCTGTTCGACCTACATCGGCTTGGGAATCATCCTGTTGGGTAGAGTCCACTTGTGCTTCTGCATCGTTATCCATTTGCTACCTCCTTTTTAGGAGTTGGCTTTTTTGAATTCTTTGTTTGTTCTTCATACATGCTTTTTAAAGTATACAGGTTTATTAGTAAGTTACTGTTTAATTTTACCTTTCCTGCTGATCTCATAGAATCATACTCTAATGTGTTTATCATGTTATCAATGTTATACAATAGTTCCGTTTTATTAATTTCCCTCATTATCGTCCTCCTTCATAAGTGGTACGTTCTTTCCGTAAGTCTCAAAAGCAATCATCTTTTCTTTGACACTACCCAGTGCCATAGCAGATGCGTATAAAAACTCTCTTGACTTAGTCTCATGAGGCTCGGTTTGTAACCATTGCATAAAGTATTCTACTAGTATATCACCATAGACTTGATCAAAAAATTGATCCCTTTCTTTAGCAGCAAAGTGCCCACGAGTGTGGGCTCTTCTAGCTAGTTCTTCAGGATGAATCTTATGATTGCCATGGGACGCAGAATTGCTTAGCCTCGTCTCAGCTGCTTTCTTATACTGGTCCATGTTAGTCCTTTACTTAATTTTAATCGTTCTAGGTTTCTTCTCTTCAGGAAGTATTTTTTCTAGTTTAATAGTTAATAGTCCACAAATTAGCGATGCGTCTTTTACAATTACATCTTCAGCTAATGTAAACTTTTTATTAAACTTTCTATAAGAAATACCTCTGTAGAGTTTATCATCATCATTTTTAGTTTCTTTTGCAGATTTAATTGATAGCATACCATCAGCCACTGTAATATCTATTTCAGATTTTTCAAAGCCAGCTACTGCCATTTCTATTTTAAATTTCTCTGCATCCTCCTTTACAATATTAAATGGAGGATAAGTATCCGTGTTTGTGTTTTCTGCTAACCTCTGTACTAATCTATCAAATCCAATAGTGTAAGGGGTGTAGTTGTTAAACCAATCTATAATTTCTAAATGTCTGTTCATTTGTTTCTCCTAAAAAGCAAGATAATAAACGAATAAACAAAGTCCGATAACCATAACAGTATGCGTTATCATAGCTTCCTTATTCATTTAGGTTACTAGTGTGTTATATACTATTTCACCAGATTGAGCAGCAGTACCATGTGAAGTTGTTAAACTCGTTAAGGTCTGCGCACCGTTATTAAGACCTGTTACTAGTTGATAATCTTTAGGTCCTATTCTTAATCCTGATTGCACTACTGTACCAGCAGTCGCCACGTCAAATGTTATTGTAGCATCACTATGATTTGTTACCATAATAATACCTCCACCAGATCCGCCAGCAGTAGTTACTGTCCCTGACTGAGCTGCTCCAACACCTAACGCACTAATTGTTACTGTTCCCATTTGGGCGTCCTCCTAATATTTGTTGTGCCATCATTAATATTTCGTCGTAAGAAGGATGAGGTGGCACTTCAGCTCCTTCTTTAGTTGCTTTAATATTTATATCAGCCCATTCTTGAAAGTGCTTATCAATAGCAACAGCTAATTGTCTAGCATTATCATCACCAGTATTTCTAGCTTGAGCGTTAGTATATCCTACGTTAGCTTGCTGTAGTGCAACATCTGAGGCTGCTTTTTGTTGAGCAGTATCTCTCATCATCATAGCAGCTTCTGTTTGCTTTTTTATAGCTGCTGCAGCTTTTTGTTTAAATTCGTCTGTACCATAATCTTCTAAAAAATCGTTACTATCTAAATTCATAGCTTCTATAATTTGAGTAGCTAATACAGCAGGAGCTTCTGGTTTTATAATAATACCTGCTCCTTGTTTATTTAGAGCTGGAAGAACTTCTGCACCTATTTTCTGTAGCTTCGTTAACTTAGTACTGTTACTATTCTCTCCTATATCAAGGAGAATCTCTACGTCCATCTTAGATGGGAGTGCGTTCATATCTACTACTTTTTGAAGACCGTTCATACTATAAGAAACTTTACGTTTCATATTTTTATGCATAGTCTCGTAGACTCCAGCAATTAACCGCTTAAATCCAGTTTCAGCAAAACGCCGCGCAATATGTGCAATACGCTTCTGGGCTGCTGATTGTACAGCGGCAAACTTTTGTTCTGAGTTTCCTGATACATACAAAGTATCATTAAGACCTTGTACAGTTTTACTCATACCGGTTGCTTGTTCTTTTATTGTCTGTAAGTGCTCTAATAAAGGAACTGTACCAGTAGATATAGTTTCAGGTGGTAATGTAGATACTGCTCCGTTAGGATTACCATTTGTAGGAATTATCTGCTTTGGCTTCATATTTTGTAAAGCAGAAAAATCTACTACATTAGGATCCGCAAGCTTAGGAGCATAATTAGTTAGGTAAGTATTTTCTACAAAGCCTCTTAATATAGCTGTAGAAGCTAATGTAGAGCTTCTTGTAAAGTCCGCCATTGATAAGCCATAAAATTCATGAGGTATATCAATAGGAACAATAGAAGCTAATGGTATTTCTTCTACATCAGTTTCATATACAATATGGTTACCTATAGTCATAACATGCTTTAACTCAGCTATGCCATCACCGTCTCTATCTACTTCAACCCAACACTCAGTTACATTCACATTAACATTTGCTTCTAATGGTACTTCATGTTGTTCAACAGATCCTTGCCAATACTCCTGACCTGTAACTGCTTTTCTAGCTGCTACATCTTGAGAATACTTAGATGATCCTAACCATGAAGTATCATGCATACTATCAAAATCTATATTATCTACTATATCAGGATAATACTTTCTTATTTCAGATCTAGACATTTGAGTTTGTATTCCTACAAACTGAGCGTCTTCTATAGTAGTAGCATCTCTAGATATTCTGAAATTTTCTGGTGGAACTAACTCTAGCTTTACTTTAGATTTATCTATCTTTTTTCTTACTCTAACATCAACATAAACAAGCTCTACGCCGTCTTCTGTATCCATAGGTTTGTTTTCGTAGTTTAGTTCTCCAACCACTTCTACATCAGTATCAGATAATAATTCGTCTAACTTTATTTGAGTTACTTCTTCGTAATCTTCAAATACATAATCATAATCTTCTACATAATCCCATCGACATACTGCGTTTTTCCATAACAACGAGCATTTAATCCACGAAGACATAAACTCCCAACCATTATTCTTTTTAAAGATACAGTAGTTAACAATATCACTTGCGTCTTTAGCAGCACTAAAAGCTGCAGGGCTGACGTCATATGGCACAAACCTTGCTAGCTTATGATTAGAAAGAAATAAATCAGCTAGTATGGCAGTATAAGCTTCGATAACTTCTGTAGTTGAAGTATCAACAATTGTAGAAACTCCTTGAGGTGCCAAATGATCTGCAGCTACACCTGCATATTCATAAGTAGATTTTAATCTTTCTCTAGCTAGATCAGAACTATTCAAAAAATCTCCAGTACTGCTTTGAACACCTTGCTCAATTAAATTAATAAGTTGTTCATCGGTAACTGGTTCTTTATAACCATACCTTTGCATTAGTACTTACCTC